CCGGCGGCGAACGCCGTGATTCCAGCGAGGGCGAGCGTGAACGGGTTGACGAGAGCCGTGACCGACGAGGCGATGCTCGTGAGCCCAGTCTTCAGCCCGCCCGCGAACACCCGCGACAGCCCCTCGCTCGCACTCGCGATGCCCGAGATCCGGCCTGCGATGTTGCCCAGCGGGCCGGGCAGCACCGAGAACACCCCCGAGAGTTCGTTGAACTTGAGCGTCGTACTCTCGGCTGCGGTGTCGATTTCTTTCTGCTGCACCGCCAGCCCGCGAGCCGCACGCTCCGCGTCGGTCAGCCCCTTCGCGGCGTTCTCGGTCGCCCGGTTGTAGGTGTCTAGCGAGATCCGCCCGGCGTTTAGTTGCTCGTTCAGTTCTGCCTGGGTGCGGTCGAACCGCTCCAGCGGCAGGAGGTTCGCTTCGGTAATCCGGGCCGCACGCTCGAAGGCGGCGGCTTCTTTGTTCACCGCTTCAGTGAGTCGCTCGAAGCCGACCGCGAACTGCGTCGCAGCCCCGTCGCCACCATCGCGGAGCGTGTTGATGAGATCCTGCGACTCCTTCTCGAACCGAGCCTGGGCCGCCGCCGCCGCTTCGCTCTCGCCCGCGAACTTCGCGAACTGACTCGTCAGCTTGTCGGCTTGATCGCCCAGCCCCACAAGCGCACGCTGCACCGGATCGAGCTTCAGCCCGCTGGCGTCAGCCGTGACCCGCAACGCTAGTGAGAGGACGTTAGCCATTGTTCGCTTCGAGATCGCCGAGACCGAACTGCCGTCGCAACTCCAACAACGCCGCCATGTCCTGCGACTCGTGCTGCGGCGGCTTCTCTATCGGAATGAAATCCTCGGGCTTGGGTCGTTTCGAGTTCTTCCCGATGTGCGGAGCCAGGAGTGCCGTGACGATCAACGCCGTCTCCCGCCACGAGTCGGGCAACGCCGAGTAGTAGCGGTTGTAGGCGATCCACTCAGAGAACTCGGCCGAATCCATTCGCGTGCCCAACTCACCGACGGTCATGTGTAAGTCGCGAGCGACCGCGAACATATACCGCCGGGTCGGGCTCGCGTTTAGCCTTTTCCCAACTCCTGCACATCCTCCTCTGTCATCCGGTTGTGCTTCATCGCTTCGTCGAACAGCCGACCCATCACCGCACCGCTCTTGCTCGCGAGCTTGTCGATCTGGTCGCGAGTGAACAGGAGCTTGCCGGCCTCGTCGCACAGCACGCCCGCGAGGTACTGCGTGCGGAAGTTCTCGATGCCGGTTTCCTTCTTGCCGATCCACTTCCGCTCATACGAGTCACGCTCGCCCACGCTCATGACGCGGATGAAGACATCGCCGCCCCACTCGGGGACAGGAACCCGCTTCAGTCCGAGATCATCCGCCGCGAGAATCTGATCTGCCGTCAGTGCCATCTGTCACGATCTCCTAGGGATTAGTCGGAGCCCCGACCGTATCCTGCACTCTAAAAGTGAAGGCAAGCCGCACGACCTCATTCGCGACGGCTTCGATCCGCTGGTCTTCGTAGATGCAATCTGAATCGAAGAACGTGACCAGCGTTCCCGCCGACGCGGTGCGACCCGAGAACGTCAACCGCTTCCGCCGCCCGTACTCGCTCACGGGCAGATGAGCGGTCGAGAATCCAGCCAGCCGCAACGTGCCCAGGCTCGGCGTCCACGTCGTGATGCGCCCGAGCGGCAGCCCGCGAGCGGCGTCTAGGTCAAACGCCTGCACCTCTTGGAGCGACTGACCGCCCCAGGTGATCGTGAACCCCTGACATGGAATCGCCATGACGGCACCCCGTCATGACTAGCGGGCAACCGTGATGACGCCCTGGCCCCGGATCGCGTCGTTCGTCGCCAGCGTCAGGGTCGAGCTCTGCACGGTGTGGTAGCTCGCCGTGGTGCCACCGACCAGCGTCACGCCCGCAACCTGAATGTGATACGTGCCGGTCGCCCCGTCCGAGATGACGATCTTGCCGATGTAGTCGAACGTGATCTGCCGACCCGAACCGCCGTCCTCGGCAGGCACCACGAGCGGCGGCGTCAACCGAGCCGCCAGTTCGCCCGTTGACTGCCCGAGGTGGGCAACGTCCACCAGCGCATCGGCACCCGCGCCGGGATTGCTGTTCGAGATCACGATGTTGCTCACGACGTAAGTCGAGGAAACACCGTTGAGCGTGAGCGTGAGCTTCGTCCCACTGCCGGAAACCGAGGTATCGTGCGGGGTCGAGAATGACACGGGCTAGATCTCCTGCCAGAGAATGGTGTAGGTCTGCGTCACGCTGTAGACGGCGGGCAACTCGCCGCCGGCCAACTGCACGAACCCGTCGCTCTCACTGAGCAGCGACACGTTCCTGACTGAAATCCAGTTTCCCAGCGTGCCGCCGAAACCATCCAGTACCGCCCGGCAGCGGTCTGCCAGTTCCCTTACTCCCTCGTAGGTCGTGGCGTACATATCCACGGCCAGCGTCACGGTAGCGATCCCAGCCGGGCCGGATAGGGTGGCTTCCCGCTGCACCGCCTGCCGCCGCCAAGTGACGAACGGGATCGCCGCCGAGGCAGGGGCGATGACGGGGTACACCCGGTCGCCCACGATCTCCGCGACGGCGGGGGCGGCGACCAGGGCATCGCCGATGAGGCGTTCGGGGGATTTGACGCTCATTAGTCGATAGCCCCCGTGACGGATTGCGAGAGCGTGCTGATCGCTTGCTCCAGCGACAGCCGCAGTTCCCGCTGAAGGATCTCGGCGACCGTCGCCTTCGTGCGATCCCAGGCAGTCTTCAGCGGGGGTTGCCCGGTGCTGCCGCCCGCCGGCATCGCAGGGATCGTGATCGGGGTTTTGCTCTTCCGAAAAAACGCTGCTGGGTAGCCCGGCTTTGTTTGCACTCGGCTCCGCTCGCCCTTCGTGGGCTTCTCCATCGTGAACTTGCCAAGCCTGTTGAAGCTCGATGCGATGTAGCCACCTTGCCTCGCGACGGGGTGCGTCTGCACTTGCGTCACCGTGCCCGACTTCGTGGTTCGCTTGTGCGACTTTCGCGTGTAGGGCTTGTCGGCAGGCTTGCTGATCGTCCGCGCGTCGGTGCCTTCTTCTAGCCAGTATTGGTGTCGCGCGCGGTCTGGCCCCTTTCGCACGCTGCCGCCGGCTGCACTCTCCGAATCAGCCCTCGCCGCCCGGCGAAAGCCAAGCAGGGCGACAGCAACGCCGTCATCGCGATAGACCACGTACTTCGTCTTGATCGCTCGCCGCAGGTTGCCCGTCGGCCCGAGCGGGGTCGTTTCCTTGAGAGCCAACTCTGCCGGAAGCATCGCCTTCTGCAACGCGGCCCGCAGGATCACGACCGACCGCTGCCTGCCGAACACTTGCCCGATGTCCTTCTGGAGTTGCCCCAAACCGGCAAGCTCGGCCGAGAGTTCAATGCGTCCTAGTGCCATTACTCCACCCTCTCCGTGCAGAGCAACTCGTGCTCGCTGCGGTTCGCGTGTTCGAGCAGCGTCGTGACCTCCAGCACCCGACCACGCCACAGGAGCCGCATCGTCTGCACGAGCCCCGTCACGTACCGCAGCCGCACCCGGTGCGTGCCTTCGGTCTGCTGCTGCCCCAAGAGCAGCACCTCGCGAGACGAGAGCCCTTCGACGCTCGCCCAACGCTCGGCGAACGTCGCCCACTCCAGCGTGGTCTCGCCGAGCGAGTTGCGTCGCTCGGTCGCCTGCTGGATCGTCACCCGCTCGCGGAGTTTGCCAGGGTCAAGTGCCATACAGCACCAGCGTGTAGGAGGCGGTGCCGGCGGAATACTGTGGGGCGATATTAAAGTTTTGCTGAGCCGATGGCTCGCAATCGCAAACACTTACCCGGCCGATCGATCTTGCGACTTGCGATTGCGTATCGGTTTCCTCTACCAAGCAGTTTCCGCTCGAAAGGAACACAACTCTTTCCACGCTACTAAACGACACCAAGTTTCCGCTGGCGTCTTTGTACGCACTGGGCTGAATAGAGATCGCGACCGCTGCCGTCCCTACCGTCCCCGTCACAATCGCAACCTTGCCCGTCGTGTACTCGGTCGCATCCCGCAGCACGAGCGTCTTCAGCGACTGTGCCCCGCTCACGGTCGTGGCGTCAGTGAACGCCACATCGACCGAGATCGTTCCGCGAACGCTGCTCATCGGTAGCTCCCCCACTTCGCCGAATCAAGCAACGCCTTCACGCCGAACGGAATCTCCGACAGGCTCACCGCGTCAGCCGCCATGCGACGCTCGTACCACATGCCCACGAGCCAGAGGATCGCGTTCTTCACCCGCTGCGGCACGCTCGCCCCGGTGCCGTCACGCCCGGCGTGCCACGTCACCGCAACCGCGTTGTAGTCCAGCAGATGCGAGGGCCAGGAGCCGTTGTAGTTCGTGCGGAGCACACCCGGCACGCTGTCACGATCGACCCGGTACTCGGCAGTCGAGAGCGTCGCGGTGCTCTGGTTCTCCAGCGTGTAGGTGATGCTGACCGCCGTCACCGTGCCGCTGGTCGCCATCGGCGGGCGGGGCAACTCGATCTCCACGGGGAACGAGTCGAGGGTCATCCGGTACTGCGTATGAACGAACGTCTCGTCACAGTACGCCTCGCACCACTCGCGAGCCGCCTTGAGGTAGGCAGCGATCAGAGCATCGTCGGTGTCGGTATCGACCCGGCAATGTGCCTTCGCTTCCGCGAGCGTGACCGGCTCAACCGCCGGTTGCGTCAGAGTCTTGAGACTGCGGTATCGCATTCGGTTTCCTGCCGCGTCGCGGTCGTGCGTCAGCCCGCTCGACCTCGGGCTCGGCCGTCGCCGTCTCGATCAAATCCATCTGCGGCTCCCGCACGGCGATGCCGTCGCGAATGAGCCGCTCCGCTGTGTCGCCCTCGCAATCGACCACCCGGCCGACGGTGTAGGTCGAGTAGTTCTGCGTCAGTCTTATTTTCATGATCCGGGGGCACTCCATGCAGTTTTGGGCTTACCGTTCGCGGTGTAGTCGCCGACGTATTGAAACACGGGCTTCTGGAGATCCTTGCCCGGCCAGACCGAGACCCACTCGCCGTGACCGATCGCGATCCGGGGGGAGATGTAGACGCGGTTCCCGCCGGCTCGGAACTGTTTCCAAAAGTGAATGTCGGCGTCAGTTCTTCCCGATTCGTAGTCCCCGTCAGCATTCGGGATGTCTTGGAACCAAGGCTTCGGCGTTCGCTTCAACGCCTTGGTCGAAATCAGCGTGCAGCCGAAGTGAGCACTATCGACTTCCTGCACAGGCTCGGCGAACCAGCTCATCGGCAGTTCGGTAGACCCGCCCTCGGGCGGCTTGTCGAGCGTGCCGGGCAACGTGAACATCGGGCGACCGTCCTCCCGTTTCACTTGCAGCGGGGCGAGGGCGTCGCACTGAAAAGCCATCGCGATCGCGACCAGTTCCTCGACCGTCTTCTTGTCCCAAAACGAATCCATGTCGGTGCAAAGGATGTACTCGGTTTGGTCAACGAACTGGGAGAGGCACCGGGACAACACCTGACCCCACAGAGCACCCTGCCCGAGCGTCGGGCGGATGCCGAGTGGCATGAGGGCTTGAGCCCAGCCGAAGACATTCGAGAGCGGGCCGAATCGCGGGCCACTCATCACGCACTCGATCCGAACATCGACATCCGTACCGCCGACCTTGACGATCATGAAGCCCTCAAACAGAGATGGCGGGCACGGCTCATGCCGCACCCGCCATCCACTGTGTCGAGGCTGTCAAGCGATCAGCCGCTGTACTTCGCGAGCACGCCCTTGGCGGAAGCCGACTCGGGGCCGATCTCGCCCTTGCCGAGCCGAGCGACAATCGTGGTCGCAAGGCTGGTCGCGGGGGTAGCGTCGACCTTCACGTAGCGGCCCTTTCCACGCAGATCGACATCGAGCCGAACCACGCTGGGCTGGTTCGTCACGGCCACGCTCGCGGCAGGGGCGGCCACGGTGTAGACCGAGGCACCCGCCGTGTTCGTGTCGCCCTGCGAGAGCGTCAGGACATTGAGGATCGACGCGGCAGTGTTCGCCGGGGTCGTGCTGACAGCCACCGCAACGTCGATCGACACGTAGTCGTAGCCGAGGCGGTCGATGGTCAGGGTCGCCGTTCCGGCGGCCGAGGTCACGGTGGAACCCACGACCGTCTTGGATGCTTCGAGGTAGTTCACGGATCAGAGTCTCCTAGAGGGTCAGAGGGTTCACGAGGCGAACTTGAGAGCGACGAGCGGGCCAGCCTTGCTGGTGTCGCCCAGGTCGTGGGCGACCATCGCCACACGCGCTGTGGCAAAGGTCAAAAGCTGGTCAAACTCCACGAAGCGAGACGCGTCGGTCTTGACGCTGATCTCCCGCCGGGTGCCCATCGTGCAAGCCTGCGAGAGGTCGCCGAACAGGCAAGCGATCTGATTCGCGGTGCCGGTCAGGCGGCTCTCCAGGGGATGCACGAGCACCACCGGGAAGCCCAGGAAGGACAGGTTCGCACCGCCAGCCACGTCGGCCTGATTGTTGCCGCTCGCAGCCATCATGAGCCGCAGCATCGAGGAGCCGTAGCCGGCGGGGCTGATGTACCACTTGGCATTCCGCCGAGCGTACAGGGGCAGCCGGGCGACCACGTTCGTGTAGTCCGAGAGGTCGAGACCGCTCGTGCCACCGCCGAAGGTGTTGTTGCCGGTGTCAGCCGTCACCACGCTCGCCGAGTGCGTGCCGTCGTTGATCGCGACCGCGACGCCCACGGTGCCGTGGTAGAGCGAGCCGTTGCCGGTTCCGATGAACCCGGAGTTGTCGAAGGCTTCGGCGTAAGCCTGGGCCACCTCGACCGCCATCGCATCGGCGAGATTGATAACCGAGTCCTCGATCAGCGACATCGGCACGCGGTTGTCCACGCCCCAGATCTTCGCGACGAGTTGCACGTTGTCGAAGGTCACGTCGCTCGTGGTCGGAGCGGCGTTCTCACCGATCGGGCGAGCCGACAGACCGCCGGTGCGACGGGCGATCAACAGCGTGTCGCTGTTCATCGTCACGTTGCGGGCGTTCGCCGGATAGGCACCGAACTCCTCGACGAGCCGGATGATCTCGGTCGAGAGTTCGTCATTGGTCAGCACGCCGCCAAGCGAGTTGATCCCGCCCGCCTGGGCACGGAAGTTGACGCCGTGATCGTGGCACCACCGCCGGGCTTCGTCATCGTTGAACAAGCTCGCCTTGGCAGCCATGCCAGCACGGTAGGCACGCTCTTCGCTCTTAAAACCGCGAAGGGGACGGCTCGACTTCGGGATCGCGAACACGGGGGCCTTGCGACTCTCCACGGCAGTCTCCTCAACGGTGGCTTCGATCTTCTTGGCGGGAGCGGCACGCTCCAGAACGCTGCGGAGCTCAAGCTCCTTGGCCTGCACGCGGGTCAGGAACTCGATCCGCTCCTTCAACTTGTCGGCCCGAACTTCGAGCGACCGGAGCGACGCCTCTTGCTCTTCGGTCATCGGCTCGGCGGGAGCCTCACCCTCGGGGGCGTCCTCGGTCATCGCCTCCATCTCGGCGACAACGCCAGCCAACTCTTCGAGCAATGCCTTGATCTTGTCCACGAGGGAGGCTCCTGTAGTCGGGTTCGTGGCGACGCAATCGCATCGCCTACCCCGAAACTAGGAGTCACGCCCCGAAACCATTCAGTTAGGCACGCTCGGCAGTAAAAGACTTTCGCCGCACTTCACTTCCCGGCACGATCTGCTTGTCGGTGCATCCGCACCGCTGGCACCGCAGATAGCGAGTCTGGTACTCGCCGCTGCGAACACTCGACGCGACGGCGTACTTGCCATCGCGGCACCGGGGGCACGAATCACCACTAGCGGCCATGCTGCCTCAGATACTCGCGGATCTCGGCAGCACGCGACCGGGCGAGCGAACGCTTCGCCACCTCGATCTCCTGCTGCTGCCGGTACTGGTCGAATGACCGCTGGGCGACCTTCACGTCGGCGTCGGGGTACGCAGGGAACGTGACCGGCCCGACATCGAGCAGCGTGTCGATCTTCTGGATCGTCCGCACGCTGCGACCATCCTCAACCGCCCACGAGTCGCCGCCGCTCGGCACCGTGAACGAGAACGACGAGCCCTTGACGATGCCCGCTCGGATGTTGCTCGCGATGTCTCGCCCGTAGGACGTGTCGGGCACGGGGAACTCGTACCGCAGCCCGACCTCATCCACGGTCATCCGCAGCGTGCCGGGATAGCGAGCGAGGGGGTAGTTCGGGTCGTGGTTCCACAGGGCTCGCGTCTCCAGCGGCTTCCGCCGGCCGCGACGCTCGGCGACCAGCCCGAAGGCACCGGGGTCGATCCGCTCCACGAAGTCGCCCAGGTCGAGGGACAGCACGCCAAACTTCGCGGCGTATCCCACGACCCACTCACGCTCGGCACCGTCCTCGCTGCGGCTCTCGACCGCGAGCAGCGGCACTGCCGACTCGATCTCGTCAATCGCCAAGGAACGCCGTTCGATGTTGCCCATGATGCTCCTTCCTTCCTCGTCAGCCGCTTCGATCTGCTTGGTCAGTTTGCTCGCCCACGCTTGCCCCGGATCGCCGCCCCACAACGCGTGAGCGATGCGCCCGTTACTCGGGAAGCCGTCCTCGCCGGGGCTCCATCCTTCCGCCTGCCTGTTGCCTTGATGCCGGTCGAAGAACGCTTTCATCCGCTTCGCCGTGTCGGGCGAGATGTTCGTTCCGTTCGATAGGTCTCGTGCTCGGGCAACGCCGACTGCCGTGCCGCCTCGGCCGTACTCGTCTCGCCACGCGAGCCCTTTCGCTGCTTCCTCCCGCACGCCGCTCGGCGGGCTGAAGTCGATGTGGTCATACTTAGCCACCCTTCCGCCTCCGAGGCTTCCGCTTCGGCTTGCCGTAGGCGTTCTCCTCAACCGGCGGCGGCTCGGGGAGCGGGTCGATCTTCGTGAGCGTCGCGACCTTGTGCCCGACTTGCGTCTCGGTCGGTCGCCATCCGCCGCTCACTTCTTCGTAGACCGTGATGAGGGCGGCCGGGTCTTCCTCGGTCGCGTCGATCTTGAAGTCGGTGCCGGGGATGTCCAGCGTGCCGTAGTCCATCACATGGTCGATCCGCCCGCGAGCACGACCGCCCGACGAATCCCACGAAACGAAGTCGCCCTCCGCGACGCTGCCGGGGGCGGCACGCGACTCAGCGGCCCGCACGAACTGCGGTGAATCGTCCACCCATACATCGACCTCGATGCCCGCCTCGCGGGCGGCTTCGTCCTTCAGCCGGTCGCCCACAAGCAGCACGGCATCGAACGCCTCGCGGTAGTCGCCCAGCGTCTCGGCGATCTCGTCTTGATTCTCGGGCGTGTCGCGACGGCGGGAGACCATCACGACCCGATTGCCGGCGGCGGCAGACTGCCGGGCGAACTCGCCCCACAACTGCGGGTCAGCGGCGAACGTCCGGTCGAAGTCCACCGAGATCGTCATCGCCCGGCTCGCGGGCAGAGAGGCGGCGAGGGGCTCGGGGGCCGGAGCTTCGCCCGGCATCGCGACCGGGGCGGTGCTGGTGCCCGCGATGATCGCGTCGATTGTCGATGCCGGGATGCCGGGGAACGCAGCGGCGATGATCGCCTTCGCGCCCTGCTCGTTGAGGAGCCCGGCGTTGTATTGGGCGACGATCTCCAAAAGGCTGGAGACTTGCGCCCCGTTGAGCGAAACGTCGGCGATCTGCGGCCCCTCTTCCGCCTCGACCGGGGCGGCGTCCGCGACCGGCTCGGGAGCCGGGGCGGTCTCGTCCACCACGATCTCTTCGACCACGGTCGCGGGCATCGGCTCGGGGGTCGCTGCCGCCTTGTCGAGCGTGGTCATGTTCAGTTGCACGAACCTGACATCGCCGCTTTCGACCGGGTTCAAGTTCTCTAGTGAGCGGATCTCGTTCACGCTCAACACGCCAAGATTCCAGAGCGTGTTGTAGTACGATCCCCGCCCGGCAGCGTCAGCCCGCAGCACGCCGCGAGTGTCGAACTCCGCGAAGTATTCGTCATCGCCTTCCAAGAGATCGCGAGCGATCGAAGACTCGATGCGACGCAGATACGGCATCAGCCCGTTCGTCAGGAAGTCGAGCGATTGCTGCTCAATATTCGAGAAAGAACTTCTGGTCAAATCGCCTACGAGGTGTGGGGGAACGCCAAAGAGCCGGCACACTTCCTCGACTTGGAACCGGCGAGCCTCAAGGAACTGGCTCTCTTGGTTGTTTCCGCCGAGTTCGTTGACCTTCAGCCCGCCCTGGAGCACCGCCGTTCGGTTGCTGCGATCCGCCCCACGGTGAGCCCGCTCCCACTGGTTCCTCGTGTTTTCGGCCGCCTCGGGCGAAAGTTCGTTATCGGTCGAGAGGATCACGCCCGGCCGGGCACCGTTGCCGAAGAACGTCGCCCCGTGGATCTCGCACGCCCGAGCCAGCCCGATCGCGTCGCGGGCGAGCTCGATCGTGCTCATCCCGTTCACGCCGTCATCCGACATGCCACGCACCGACATCACCGCATCCTGCGTGTAGACCGTCGAAGATCCCGACGCCTCGCGGTACGTGTACCGGAGCCGGTTGTTCTCCAACTGCTCGGTCTTCACCCGGCTCGGATGCAGCGGCACGATCTCGCTGATCGCCCCGCCCGTGTAGACCTTCTCATCAAGGGCGAGCCCGTGCGAGAGCAAGTGCAGCATCATCTGCTCGCGCCACTCGAACGAGGTCTGCCACGAGTTCGGCTGCGTGTGCAAGAGCCGGTAGAGCGGATGCTCGCGGGCGATTTCCTTCCCGCCACCCGGCAGCCGGCGGTAGAGATGAAACGGCAGCCCGGCGACGCTGGTCGAGAGCACGCGGATGCAGGCGAGCACCACGGTCGAGCGGAGTGCCGTCTCGGCGTCCACCTTCACGCCGCTCGGATTGCGGTTGCTCGAAGCCCAACCGCCAGACTCGTAATCCCAGTTGCGGGAGTCTTCGCCGGGGAGCCACAAAATGCGGTGAGCGTTGGCGATCATAGGATGAGGATGGAGGGTTCGACCGAGGGCTTGTTGGTGATCTTCGATGACTCCCAGCCACCCAGGGCGAAGATCAGAGCCACGATGCCGTCGATGCGACCCGTGCTCTTCTTCTTCACCGGCCGAACGTCCTCAAACGAGTTCGTCTCCACCGTCACATTCGCCGACATCCACGAGAGCACTGGGTTGCCGCCGTGGCGTATCCGGTTCTGAAGCACGAGCGATTCGAGCCTCTTAGTGCCCGAGCTCATGCCTCGGAAGCCTTGTGACCATCCTGCCACTTTCAGCCCCGCCCCTTGCAGTTCCACCGCCAACTGCACCGCCCCGGTCAAGTCCATGTAGATGTGCTCGATCTCGTGCGTCTTCGCATACTCCAGCACATACTCGCGGATCTTCGAGTGGTCGATCACGTTCCCGTCGGTCGCCGTGATGTACCCCGAGTTCACCCAATGCTGGAACGGCTGGCGGTCGGTTCGCTCCCGCTCCATGATGAGATCGCGGGGAGCCCAGAACATCGCATCGACCTCGAACTCGTCGCCCCCGCACGGGTAGAGAGCGACCATCGCGGAGAGGTCGGTGCTCTTCGAGAGATCCATCCCGAGGATGCACTTCCTCCCGGCGAAGGGCGAAGTCGGCCCGCCCGAGCACGCGGCCCACTTCTCGGGATCGAGCCAGCGGTTGGTGCTTTCTGTCCAGACCCCGAGCGAGTAGCGGAGCCACCCGTTCAGCTTGGTCGCTTTGTTCTTCGCCTCGCGGGCATCCGCCGCGAACGATTCCTCGGTCATG